TAACCTGTAGGTTCTTTAGAATTTTCAAAAAGATTAATTACATTACTCATAGTATTTCCTTAAAGTTATAAGTTACTTTCTTTGTCTTCATACGAATTACTTACTCTAACCAAACTCCCATCTACAAATTTATAAGTACCCCATATGTCTATGGGTTTTACAGTACCATAATATATATAATAAGCACCTCCTTCTTTTTTGAAATGTTTCTCTACGTCCTTTATAGTTTTAAAGTGTGTAAGTTTTTTTAGTTCTGGTTTTCTTTTACCTGTAAAGTCTATAAAGTCACGCCCTGTTTGTACCCAATAGCTATACATATATACTCTCTTTGGTTTTATAAAATGAATCTAACATTATGTCGTAAAGCACATCGTTAATCTTATTTAACGCTAGGATTTTACCATTTATTTCAACAGAAGTAAACTCAATATACTCATTCTGAAACAAATGAATACCTTCATATTCAGGTGGCTCATAGTAGACATCACAGTGACCTTCAACGTTGCCTACATCAAAGTGTATTTTCAAACTTAACCTCCATCAGTTAGATAAGTGTAGTGTACTTCTGAAACGTGGAATCCGTCAACCCATTTAACAGATTTGGTTGATAGGTACTCGCACCAACTATTCCACAGTGATTCTGTACCATAGTCATGACATAGTTTTACGTAGTTCTCAATCTTCTCAGTTATCTTGGCAGGATTCTTCAAAGACTTTGGAAGTTTTAAAGTATTCTCATTGAGACCATATAGCTTTATATTGTGTACATCCATGCAACCTACAAGACCTACACATAATTGACACATGAAACCTGCTTTAGGTAACCCAAGCCCCGGCACTCTTAAGAATACCCGCATCAGTGATACCGCTTTAGCTTTATCTGACTTATTTGAATTTACAACAGCCATCATCTGACCATATATCTTGTGCTTATGTGTCATAATGTAGCTGTAGGTATCAGACTTAAAGCCCCAAAGAAACTTTGACTCTAATTTATTAGCTCGTACATCTAGCAAAGCTAACCCTACGCCTAGCCAGTTTTGCTGTATTGACAAGACCACCATCAAGCAAACCCAAGCCATATTATCAGCGGATCTCTGAGCATATGCTTGTACTTTAGTTGCGTGTTCTTTGTACATTATATTACCTCTACGTTTAATTCAGTTTCAATCCAGACCTTAGCTCCACAGCTTAAAGGTTTGTCAGGTCGGTACACTAATTTTGCTACTACGTTCCCCTCCGCATCTTTGATAATTGCTTCGTTACACTTGCGATTTTGTTTATAATCTTTTACAGTTAGTACAGGTAAATCTGCTCCTTTGTTGTTGGCTTTGATGTTGTGTTGATTGACATGCAGCAAAGTTTTCATGGCGCTCCTTTCAGTTGACGGTTGACACTATAGCAGCCCTCGATATCGCTTGTCAAGACTCCTTCATGTTGCCGCAGCTTCAGTTTTATTTAACTCAAGAGATTCAATCTTCTCCGCTAGACTGCTGATTACAGCCAAGTTCTCATCAATAATAGCTTTATCAATTAAAGATAGCTGCTTACGAGTGCTATTTATATCTTCTAAATCTTTAATAAGCCCATTCTTTAAGGAAATTGTATCTTCCCTGATGCTATTTAACTCTTTAAGTTCTGCAATAAGCTCATCTTGCAGGGAAATTGTAGCTAGTAAATGTTCAACATCCGCTTTTGAAAAATCTTCTACATTAATATCATTCATTACTCTTCACCTTTACTATTTAAATTTAAAACAACACAACAAAGCCCACATTATTAATATGGGCAGTGTTGTATAGTCTTATTTTATCTCCATCTCCTTTTCTTTTTACTAGGTTGGCACAATAATAATAGCGTAGGAACCATACCTATAACTACTCCCGATATCATACAAATGGCTATTACAGATCCATCAGTATTAGTATTTACTGACACATGATGAATAAGAAACAATGCAAAACTAATTAAAACACCTGCTATAAAATTCATTTATTCTCCTAATAATTCTTTGTATCGTGCAAGGTGGACTATAAATTCCTCATCATCCATGAAGGCCGTTATAGTTAATATATCTTGACTAGGGATTTTATTTTGCAAACTTACAAGGTCTAACCATTCTTGAGTCTTATATCTACACATAAGTTTTCCTAATTAAATTTTAATGCGAGCAGTTTAATCACTTGCTCAGGTGACACACAGGATTACTTAGAAAGAATTTCTAATATTTTATCCATCTTAGATTCCAAAGAATCTACTCGCTGTTCAATTGTTGTAGCCTCAACTTTATTCTTAGACCCTTTGGGTCTTCCTCGCCCTTTCTTAGGCGCTTCAACCTTTGGTTCAGGCTTGGCTTCAGACTTGGGAGTCTTTATTGACATTAAAATATCTGATGGGACAACTTTGTTGTTGAAGGCGGTTTGCACATCGCCATGAGTCATTCTAGACTTGAGTACTTCTCCGAAGTAATGCCCGATAGCCCCTCTCATCCTCTTATACAAAGTATAACGGGCCTCTTGAGAAAGCTGCTGCTTATCAGAGATAAGCTGTGTGTAGTGTGCACACACTGCATTGAACTGTTTGCCTGTGGCGATTCGGTTTGCGTCGATTGCGTATTCCATATGTACATCTCCTGAGTGTGAGTCAAGGCAACCCAGTGCTGCTTTGACGTTTTCCAATTTGAAGGATCGGAAGCCCATTGTCAAGTCTTTCTGGTGCGCGATCAATTGCGGAGGCATAATGCGCGTGTTGACAGGCGAAGAAAGCCTGTGTCATGTTGCGTGATGACGCGTATGCGATGGCAAATCTCGGAAGGGATGTCAAGGATTATTTTTTAGAACGTAGTTCTATGGGATTTGGTCGCGTATGTGCGTGGGTTTGTGGGCGCGATGGCATAGTTTTCGGAGGTCTTTCAAGTATTTTTTAACTACTTTGTAGTTAACTTGATAAAACTTCATAGTATAGTAATACTATGGTGAGAAAAGCTCATAGGTCTTTGAAATTCCTCAGAGAGTTTTAAAGATACTTTAAAACTTACACGCTAGGGAGTCTCTCTAGAGACTATCAAGCACATTAGAATTACAAAGTAATTACTTTTATTTCTACTTTAAAGGTCTTTAAAGTACTAGGGAGTTGCCTATTAAGTCTCTATAGAGACTTTAAGGTCTGGATCTATTAGATCTTTAGAGTTCTTTGGAGAACTCTAGAGTCTTTGGAGGGGTGGGCAGGAGGCCAGTACCCCCCACCCCCATATATACTAAATGTCATACATTTTCAGAAACTCTGGAGTGTCAAGCAGGTACTTTTAGGCGGGGGTAAGAGACCCATTAAGGTGTCAGGATGCTATAAGGAATATATAAGATCTTGACACCTTACTAACCGGACAAGATCCTATAAGGGTCTTATAGCTTTATGTCCGGTTAGGGCGGGTATTCAAAGATAACTAACCGAACAACATCCTATAAGGGTCTTATAGCTTCTTGTACGGTTAAGGCGGGTCTTTAAAGGTAGATAAATCTTCGTGTCACCAGTAGGACTGATTACGTTAGTATATAGCTGAAATTGCCTTTTGTCAATAGAAAATAATAATAAATAGTACTTGACAACGGTCTAATCAGCCCTATAATAAAGGACATGAATAAAGAACTTACAGAAAAACAAACCTCTTTCTTAGAACACCTAGTGGAACAAGGGGGTGATCCGAAGAAGGCGGCGGAGTTGGCTGGGTATAATAGTGGTCATTATCAGGTTGTAAAATCTCTTAAAAAAGAAATACTAGACTTAGCTGAAGGAATCCTAGCCCAGTCAGCTCCAAAAGCTGCCCTAAAACTTGTAGAGGTTATGAACTCTGATGTTCCTATCCCACAAGCCAATATGAGGTTACAAGCAGCACAGACCATCTTAGACCGTGTAGGTTTGGGTAAATCAGATCGTATAGATGTTAACCATAAAACAGAAGGTGGTTTATTTATATTACCTTCTAAGCAAGAGGTTATTATTGATGGAGAATACAAGGAAGCTTAAAGGACACGTACCCTTTGGCTATAAAAAAGAAGAAAAAGAATTAATACCTGTTGCATCTGAATTAGAAGTATTAGAAGAAATAAAAGACCTAGTAAACAATAAAGTAATTAGTCTAAGAGAAGGTTCATCTTGGATTGAACATAAAACAGGTCGTAAGCTATCTTACCAAGGTCTAAAGAATATAATTGACAATGAACGATTGGGACAATAATCCAGATAAATATCTTACCGATAGCGATGGTAATTTTATTTTTAAAAAAGACGGGACTCCTAGGTTAAAAGGAGGAAGGCCCAAAGGCTCTAAAGGTAGAGGCTATACTTATCATAGCCAAACCAAAGCCAAAATGACTGCTAAAAGAACAATAAAAGATAAGCAGAAAAAGATAGCTAAAGTAGAATCTAAATTACATTCTTATAAAGAGTCTCTTAAAAACACTAAAGAGACTATGAAAAAGCTAGAAAATCCTGATGCTTCTAAAATTACAACACCTGAACAGCTATCAAACACTCCAAAAGCT